TCACTTCCAACTTCTTATGATTAACTCCTTTTTGGGTGTCCGGCCTTGGGTGCCTCCGACTGTGTAGGTAATGGGGACAGTCTTCATTCTGAGCCCTTTGAACACCTTCCTGATATTAGGGTGGTCATTGATACTGATGATCATCTTGCCTTTGATTGAATGTGCCAGACTGGCCATTTGTTCATACTGCTCTAGCCCAAATTCATTGCCGTAGCCTGCTGTCTGCCAGTAAGGTGGATCGAGGTAGAACAGGGTGTGGGCTCGGTCATATCGTTTGACGATATTTTCCCAGTCCAGGTTCTCGATATTGGTGCGTGTCATGCGTAGGTGTGCCTGGCTTAAATCTTCTTCAATGCGTAGTAAATTGAAGCGAGGTGGACTGGTGGTGGCGGTGCCATATGTTTGGCCATCTACCTTGCCGCCAAATGCCAGCTTCTGCAGATAGTAGAACCGAGCGGCACGTTGGATATCGGTGAGCGTTTCGGGTCGCTTTTCCTGTTCCCATTTGTAGATTTGGCGACTAGTTAAAGCCCATTTAAACTGCCTTACAAACTCTTCTAAATGGTGTTGAATGACCCGATATAAATTAACTAATTCACCATTAAGGTCATTTAGCACTTCGACTTTGCTGGGTTGCTTTTTAAAGAAGATAGCACCCGCTCCAGCAAATGCCTCAACGTAGCATTTATGTTCAGGGAATAATGGCAGTATTTTATCTGCCAAGCGTGACTTTCCACCCATCCAGGGTATAAACGGTTTGGTCATTTTATGAGCCTTTTTATTTTAAAGTTTATGGTAAAGTCACCTTACCGTGATCGCGGTGGAAGGTGCCTTTGCTGGCTCACAGTACTCGTTTTACTGTTTGCTGGGGCTGGGCTGATGTTAGTGCATCAACCCAGTCGCCCTTTCTTTTTATTAATACTTACCAGACGATAGCATCAACCATAGCTTTGGTATTTGTTGCGGCATCATTCACCTGTTCAGCTAAACCCTTAAGCTTATCTTGTGCATTTCGAACATGAATAGCAGCTGCTTGCCCTACTTGTTGTATTTGTGAATGAGTATGTCTGCGGCGATCCCAAAGGTCACTTGCATCAGCACACCAAAAAGGTACTCCCCATGTGTTATCTGATACATTAATAATTGACTCAGTTACAACACCATTAAGATTTGCTTGGTCACGCTCACCTGATGGGTAAGTGTGAAAAGCACCTAAAGCATCAGATGTAAAGCCTCCCAATATATGTAAACTACATGCAAGGTATAAATCCGACACTTTTAATTCTTTGTATTCTAGTAAAGTTGGAGCAAGTAACTCTATTGCTTCTTGCTCTGTAATCTCAGTACAACCACTTGGCAAAAGTCGTTCAAAACCTTCCTTAATTTCATGTACGTTACTGTTTTCATCTTTGAATTTTTTAATCATTTTATTCTCCTTTAACGAAGCTCTGTCCAGTTTTGCAGAGAGCTATTTACAATAGATGCACCGTATGATCCACCTGGGGGAACTATCCCAAAAAGTGACGCTAACAGAGTATCTCCTGAAGTAGTAACAGGTCTTTGCCTTGATATAGTCACACCATCTATTGTTAATGTAACATCTGCTTGATTAACTCCTGATGCACTAATGACGACAGGAATCGGTTTATCTGTGACGTTGTAATAGGTAACACCAGACGATCTGCTAGCCGTTTGATCCTGCCAAGTTTGATTAAAACCAATATTTATTTGAGAATATGCTTGGATGGCTTGTGACAACAAAGACAAATCACCATCGTCAGGAACGAGCCCCATGTCGGTAATTACTCTGCGTAGTGACTCACCAACTTTATAAAACCAATGTGGCCCTGGTGTTGTTGCTAGTTTTCCGGCAGCTGGGTCAGCAGCCCGTGGGTAACCTGTTGATGGTGCTGCGGGTACTGCTGGTGGTGTGGCTTCAGCATTAGCAGCATAGTTACGTGGTTCCATAATACTTACTCCTATTTTTGGAATTCAAACAATACAAAGATATGTGCAGGTGCTCTTTCTCGAATTGCACATATCAGTTTTTCTCTTGGTAAAAATTCACCTAATGAATTATCAACATCATCATCAACATTAAACGCATTCACCGGTTTTTCGGTTGCGAGTAAAGTGATCACAAAACGTTGGTTCTCATCATAAAGGGGCATATCAACATTGCTATCAACCGAATGAGATTCATATTCAGTAATACTGGCAGGAGCAAAATCAATTCGTTCTGCAACATCAATAAGCTCTTGATTGCTATCTTTAGCTTCTTCAATTACTTTCGATGTTAAAATTTGTTGTCGTTCTTCAACGCTTGCACCCATATATCCACAAACACCTGGAATATCGAAGCCTTGCTCCCAGCCAGGTAATAACTCAACCGTGCTACGTGGGTCAGCTTCATCCAATAAATCAGATACACGTCCATCGATGCGAGCAAACTCTGTCGCAATGCCTTTTAAAAATTTGCTATAAACAGAATCATCACGCAGCAACGATGTCCACAACTTACCGCGTGGGTGAAGTTGTTTTAGTTGATGTTGATAGTCTTCAACCGTTGGCATTTACAACACGCTCCATGTGAATGCACCGGGCGTTAATAATTCACCTGCATTTAACGTAATGTTTGCAGCAGGAGAAATCAGAACATGATCTTTCTCATCGGTTGAAGAACTAATGACTTCGCGTATGTGTGAAATCAACATCGTTGCATTACCGCTACCGTCTTCAACTTTTGCTTCGCGTAAGAACAATGCTTTAATTGCAGACTCAACTGCGGCTTGAACAGCTGCTGTGTTCGGTGAAAGCTGAATGTCAAAGTTTTGTACAACTTCAGTGGGTGCAAGTGCACTAAACCCTTTCATGCCTGAAGGTCGCAATACATCGATATAGTCTTGCACTGTTTGTACTTCAGCAGCGTCAGGAATGAGTGATGCATCATCATCACGCACAAAGAACACACCGACCGTGCCATAACCCATCCAGTTGCTATAAGACCAGGCGCGGGTGACACCGGCCACTTCACGTGCCCACACTTCATATTGATCGTTATTCGATCCATTTGGGTTTTTAGCAATGCGTTCACGAATGCGTTGGTTAACTTGATCCCATGTTTCTTGATCGGTACCGCCACTTAAACCACCCGTGGCCACGGTTGCATTAGAGTTAATGCCTGCAACCGGTACAGTTAAAACCAGAGTCAATCCTTCATCAGCATTGGTGTCTTGGCCAGCACCATCAATATCAACCGTGGTGGTTACTTTAACGGTAGCAACACCGGCCACAATGGTGGCATCGGCATCTGTGACATAATCAAAACCCGCACGCTGAAGAACACTGCCTGCCGGTAATATTTTTCCATCAGTGCCAACAAGGTCAACATTACCCTTAGCCCCCACAGCCGCTTTTCGTCCTTGTTTTAAATATAACGTTGCCTGGCGTTCAATCACGGCTTCATCGGTTGCATGACCGGGTATCACTTGTTTGGCTAAATATTGAATGTGGCCATGCAAGCCATGCGCAACACCGACAACCGCTTTACTCAAAGCCGCGGTTAAACTACGACGCAACCAGCCATAGGTGCTGTTGGTTTCACTTTCAACATCACTGCGAAAATATTGTTTTAGCTTTGCTATTGTTGGTCTGGTGAATGCCATTTAAGCCGCCTTTAATTCATAATTAAATAAGTCTTCAAATTTACTGCCGTCGAGCACAGTTATGGTGATAACAATGGCCATCACGCCAGAGCGGTGCCAATAGGTTTCGACGTTTATTTTTGCTGCTATGCCATCTTCAATAAACCACTGCAATGCTTCAGTCGCATATTCTTTGCCGCGGTCTAATGTTTGTTGCGTTTCTTTAGCGCGTTCGAGTAACCACAATCGAGATCCCATGCTGTCACCTTCATAGCTGTCTCCCCAGTGGCCGCGCTTATCATTTGACCCATCGGGAATTTCATCATCATCACGTGCGCGTGCGTCGGTAAATAAACTAATCATCACGGCTGTGCGTAAACCAGCATCATGTTCTAAATCATCCTGTCCAACACCAATGTCAAATTGTTTGTTATCAAAGTTAAGTGCGATATCCATTACAGCACCCACCAAATTAACCAAGCCAAGCCGCTCAAAACAAGGGCTAAAAGAAAGTGTGTGCTCCACCAATTTGGATAATATCCATGTGCTTCGTATGCATCCCAAAAACAGAAAATATTAATGAATAAGGGGATTATCATGCTCCAGGTCATTGTGGTACTCCTGTCACGCCACCCGCCACATTATTCTCTGGGTGAACGTGTGGCGTGAATGGAATGCCGCCAATCGTTGCTTCACCTGCAATATCAACATCACCAGAAAACGCTGCAAGTGGTGAAGTTATCGTAACTTTGGTGCTGGCAATCATATTGATGTCAGGTGCTTTGGCCGTTATCTTAGTCATCGCATCAATATAAATATGATTACCACGTTTAAAATGAATGACATCACCTTCGTCGGTATAGAGTGCCACTTCACCTTTAGCCAAACCTTTCAATCTAAAAACACGATTCGCCACCGCAATGGCCACCGTGTGCGAACGTTGTCCATTGAGTGATGCAGTGAGTACTTCAGAATCAGCCGGTGCATGCGCGGTGTAACCATAAGACTCGAAATGTTCAACATCATCAAGCACTTCACCTTTCAGTAATTCAACTTGTAACACTTGCATAAGTTGATTCGGGTCAATCAAGGTCACCACACCACGCGAGACCAACTGGCGCACTTTACGACGCAAAGGTTTTAACACCTTATTCAATGTGCGCATCATAAGAAGCTGTCCTCATTCTTTTCTTCAGGTAAAGGAATCAAATCCAATGCTTCAGGGGGTAACAATTGCAACTCGGTACGCTCGCCATCATCGTCCATTGTGAAAGTGACATGTACAATTAATAAATCGGTATCAAGTTCGTTATAAGCATCAACCACTCGCACTAACTTATTAGGCGACCATAAACCTGTGTCATGTCGCCAACCATTCACGGTGTAGGTCTTAGCCTGCGATTCTCCAAAACTAATATTTCGATTAAAGGTGGCAATGCGTTTTGCATCATTTAAGGTGAGGTCATCGGGGATAATATATGTAGAGCGAACTTTGCGTATATTGTCATCGATAACTTTTTCTTCAATGTGTGCTGCGGCTTTACCATTAAGAAAATCATCACCGGCACCTTGACCAGATACAGTATAAGAATAAAACCGATCACGTTTACTGCGTGTCGCAGAACAACCGAGAATATTTTCACCGAGTATCAAAGCCGTGTTGATTTTTTCTTTACTGGCGCGGGTGATCACTAAGTCACCCCTAGCATTACTGGTTAAATGTACAGCGCGATAACTTGCAAGCTTAGATAAAAACTCAAAATAAGTATCGCCACCATCACGGGACTGTAGTTTAAAATCTTCACCTACATCTGTTTCAACTACCACGTTAATACCAAAGGCGGCACATTCTTTTTTTGCAATCGCAGCCAAGTCTAAATTATTGTGAGGTGTTCTGTTGGTTGAGCAGTCCACCAAGTCGCCTAACTTAGAACGACCGTTAACCGATAGACTATGACTTTTATCATCATAAGATGTATTTACATCATCAACATATCCCGTGATGACCGCTTCACCATCAATCTCAACGACACACGGGCTGTCTTCTTTCACCACGCGTTTTGTTTTTGAGTTGGCCCATTTATCCGTTAGCTCAAGTTCAAAGGTGTCTGCAAATTGGCGCATACCCCGTTGAATTTTAATTTTCTTCCAACCACCATAAATTTGACCGTCAACCTTTAAAGCTAAATCAGACATCAGTTAAAACCTCCAGTGCGTGGCCACCCTGAACAAATCCAGCGTGCGGAACTTTGTTTCGTGTAACAAGCTCTGCTTCACGAGTCGCATCACCATAAACGTTGTGCGCAATAACCAAGGCAGGCAAGGTGGTCAAAGGTGTGTGTTGTTTAATCTTCGGCAGTTGTGCAGAACGGGTGCGCAAGTCACGAATAACAACAGCACGTAACTCGACCAGGCTAAAATACATCTCATCGGCAACCGGTGAACCATCAACAATGTTCTCTTGTTCAATTTGGTTTTCCAGCGCGGTAGCTAAATCTTGTTGCACACGCAACGCATCATTACTGGTTGCAAAATTTGTGGTGGTTGCTGTTTTTGCACTCTCACAAATAGCAACGCGTTTTGTCAGTGTCACTAAGGCTTGTTTTGAATTTGCTGCTTGTCGACCCTGCGGTGTGCGGGTTGATGGGTAAGTGGGCTCTGCTTTATCAAACACACCTTTGTACAAATTAAGTGCATTGCCTGGTTCACTGAGTAAAGATTGAACACGAGAAAAAGAACCGGCAATGGCAACCGCCATATTAAATGGGGTACGAATTAAACTGGCGATAGGAACAGTCGCTGCACCCGTCACATTTTCAACAGCACCAAGAATATCGCCGAGCTCTTTGGTAATGTCATCCACATAACTTTGTGCCTGACCCAGCACATCAAAGACCGATGCAAAATCATTAATGCTATCGGCAATGGATTTGTCCGCTTGTTTATTAACACCCGAGGCAGTGTCATACGTTGAGTTGGGATATCGTGGCTTCGCTTCGGCTTCAACATAAGTCAATGTGAAGGTGGCTTTGCCATGAGAGCGTGACGACTCACTCATCCGCGCATCAATAATTGAAACAACCATGCTGCCATATTTAGGGTGCAGCAATGTACCGTCCCCAGGTAACTCAATGGCATCCAGTAACTTATCACGCGCTTCTTGCCAGCGCGCACCCATTACGGAAACTTGAATATTATATTTTCGTGCCTTCTTGCCTAGGTCTTCAACATAAGGTTCATCGCGAGACGGATATTCATGCACTACATTACGACGACCAAACTCCAGGTCTTCACTGGTTACTATAAATTTTGCATCACGAAACTGTCCGATCACATTATGACTCATGCGAAAATCCTCCCGTGTGCTACACTAAGGGCATCACGATAATTAAGGATAATGTTATGAAAAAACTGTTGTTGATTTTGTTTTTGCTGCCTAGCTTGACGATGGCTATCACCCCGGCTCAGAATGTATTTAATTACGAGTGTGAGCTGCTTAATAAAAAAAATTTGGGTTTTAGCTGTAATGGTATAGAGGGGGACGTACAACGCCGTCTTAAGATGCATGTTGCAAACACAAACCCAACAAAGAAAAAATATGTCAGTTATGAATTTAATAGATTTTTGCTTCGCTACATTGATTTGGGTGGTAAGTATATTGATATTACTTACAAGGGCTGGCCAAAGAATAAAGTGCGTATGTGTACAGCCACTAAAAATCGTAAAAACTTTAGATGCAACGACTGTATAGTTCCTAAAAAAGGGACTGGTACATGCAAGTAGATATGCCCACTTCATAACGCCCCCCCAGCTAACAAACCATTATCAACATCAACACCCATACCCTCGGTCTTAACCTCTTTGGTTTTGACCTTGGCGCCTTTGCTTTCAATTTCCAGTTTTACGGTGGCTTCATTCGGGTTGTCGTGCAATGCACGATAAACCGCCGCACCAAGTTTATTAGGAAGGTCGCCCAGTATCATAGACGTTAATTGATAGCTTGCTGCACCCACAGCAAGTGGCCCTGCATATTTTGCGAGAGACATTGCCTTACCGCCGAGTCGCTTAACCAATGATGCTTTACCTTTCCCCGCACCACCTTTGCCGCCAGCACCGCCACCCCATGAATCAGGGGTAAGACTTAAATGTTTATTCACAACATAAACGGGTAATGGAATCGGGCCACCACCATTGCCACCTGAAGAACCTTTGCCACCTTGACCAGTCAATTTGTTTTTTGCCCATGACGCGGCTTTATAGGTTTTACCTGCAACCAATGCACCGGCACCACCAACGACCAGGTACTTTAAAATTTTCCCCGTGTTTTCACTGCCTAACTGGTTTAATAAATCAGCCGCATCTTGAAGTGGGCCGGTTAATGATTCATCTGCAAATTTTTTCCAGGCAGTGGATAACATTTCAACACTACCTGCTGCATCTTTAGCAGCGCGAGCAGAATCTTTTAATGTGGTTTCACCATTCGCAGTGACGTTCATAAATTTATCTAAACTTGTTACAGCGCCAGTGCGTTGAAACTCTGAACTTGCTGCATTAAAGGCACGTATTGCTTCACCATCAAACACTTTGCTTAATACTGTTTTTTTACCGCCGGACATTTTAATAATATCAACTATCAACTCATTAATAGGGCGAAGTACTTCTTTGCCTTTTTTAAGTTCTTTAGGATCGAAAACTTTAATGCCGCCTTTTTGCAACATGGCCACTTTTTTCTTATCACCTAAAGTTCTTAGCATTGCCTCAAATGCGGTTGCTGCCATTTCAGATGACCCCGTACCCATACGAATAACTTGTAAGGCTGCACCCATTTCTTTAATGGCACCAACACCACCACGCCCCATTGAGGTGTAAGCAGTAACAACACGTGGGCCAAGTGTCGCTAAGTTTTGTAGTGTGAATGCACCGGCTTTACCTTGCACGTTTAACAGGTCAATGGCTTTGAGTACTTGCTGTTCCTGGGTGATGCCCATCTTTTGAAATTCAGCCATGATGCCGCCAATGGAAACGCCTTGTGCACCCGTGGCTTGAATAGCTGCACCAATGTTGCGAATGTTTTTACGGGCAAATTCTAAGTCGCCGGTTTTCTCAACGATCTCTTCAATGGCTGATGTAATTTGGTCTGGGTTAACACGAATGTCTGGTGCATTGGCTGCATCATAAATTTCTTTCTTCAGCAGATTCATATCATCAGCCGACTTGTTAGCCTGAATACCTAAACGAGTAAAGCGACGCTCAAGACTAATCACCATTTTTCCAGCACCCACGCCAGCAGCACCAGTGAGTAAAGCAGTGTAACGATTGCCTGCTCGGTCAAGCATGCGACCAGTTGCACCCGCCGTTCTACCTAAACGCGATAAGTGACCACGACCTTTCTTTGAGAAGTTTCCCAAAGAGTCGGTGTACTTTTTTGCGTTGCGTGCAAGATTACCTGCGAGATCAACGACGATGCTTGTTTTTAATTCAGTCACTCAAATTTCCTAAGTAAGTGATATAGCGCCGTAGCGTTAATTGATGAATTTCTTTTTCTGCCCAGCCTGTACGAGATGCGATAACCAGCGTTAACTTATTAATCGCTTTCGCCAGACTGTTCAGACTCTCCCCGTGATTCAAATTCCTCTACAACTTTCACCGCCGCGTTTTCAAGTTCGTTGGCTTTTTCTTGTAGCAAACTTAAATCTTCAGGGTGAAGTGATTTAATGTTATCGAGTGAAAGTGGGCCACTGCAATCATCAATGCTTTTAATTTGACGACGTAACACATGCACACCCACCATTGTTGGGCTGGGTATAAATTCATGTTGTGGTTTATTTTTTTCATCAAATGTTGTCACAAGCTTTTCTGATTCTTCTTGCGCTTCAATCACATCACCTGCAGTAGGTTCACGTAAAACGGCCTTTTTAAAGACCGCTTTACCTACCGTTAAACCATGTGTTAAGGGAACAGTAATTTCACTCATGCCCTACACCTTCTCTGGTCTTTGACCACTCATCTTCATTGGTGCTTTTCCGTTACCGGTAAATTCAACTGGTTCAACTGTATATGATTTACGCATCATATATTTTTGGCCTGTATCTGCCTCAAAGAAAACAGTTATTCCTTCGATGTCACTCAACTCAATAGCATCAAAATCTTTTGTTTCTAAAACAGTGAATTCAAGCATAGGTATTTGGCTCTCTTTGGTGAAATAATTATCATCGCCATGCATTTCACCATTTCTTTTATTGCCACCGACATTTAGTTTTGCTTGATTCTCTGTTGGTATTTTTTTCCCGTCAAAACGGATGTCTACTTTTCCTGTAATTTGACCCATTTTTATTTCTCCTTATCGATTAACGACGAAATTCGTTGTGAATTGCAGTTACACGCATTTGACCAACCAACTTCGGTGAGTCGTAAATATTTAAACGCGCTGGATCATTAACATCCACTTCTGAATTTAACGTTTCTTTGTAACCCGCATAATCTTGCACCCAGCCTTTGTCTTCCATTTCTATGTACAGAGCCAATAACTCAGCCTTAGCGATTTTTGGTTGCATCACCGGTTGACCCGGTGCGACTCGCATGGTGTCTTCAGCTAACTTATGACGTGGATACTTTTGCGCAAACATGGCACGTTGTTCAAAACGAATGCGCTCCAATGTTTCTGGTGTGTTGATATCAAGATAACTGTCATCGGCAAAGCCTGATGTGTTTTCCTGGTACATAGTAACTTGACGTTCAATCATCACGCTGCCATCACTTGCCACGGTGTAAGTCGCAATACCATCAAACAATAACTGGTTACGTTCAGTATCTGTCCAACGTGTTTCTTTTGTTGGTGCCATGATGCCGGTCAACTTCAAACGTTGTAGTGGACGCGCAGGATCAATGCTTAAATATTTCGCACCGATGATTGCATTCACACTTGCCCAAATGTATGGAGGTTGCGGTGATGTGTTGGTACCCATGCAAGTAACATGTGGGTTGTTGCGACTGTTACCTTGAGTACCCGTTGCAGCATGGCTACCACGGAATGCAGAAAAGGCACGGGCACCAATTTGACGCATTGGGCCCCAACGACTATCCAGTTCAGTTTCTAACGCAACTAAATTAGCTGTGTCGGTAAACGGCATCACTATCCAGTTGTACCATTCATCACCCAATGCAGCGATGGTCGCAGTAACATCAGGATTAGTGGTACCACCGGCCATCACACCAAAGCTCATGACAACACCGCTTGGTGTTTTTTCATCGTAGTAGTTCATACGAAGGTCAAGGTCATTACCTGTTTCACCTTTCCACTTACACGTGAGGTCAACCTGATTAGTTGTAACACCATTCACAACAGCATTCACAGGCAATGTTGTATCAGCGGTAATGGCTGCAGCAATGGCTGTGGCAATTTCATCGTCCGTGTCACCAGAGGCCACGCCCACTAAAACTTTTGCACCGGCAATATAAATTGCCAGGGTACCGGCACCAGTTGCATCACCCGTTGCCGTGATGGTGCCAGCAGCAGCTGCACCGGCTTCATCTAAAGCAATGGCATAGGTTTCCATAAATTTATCAGCGTTTTTAATCGCTTTGATTTGTTCAGCTAACATTGAGCCACGACCAAAGTATTCTTCAGCTTGCTCACCGGTATTAACACGCGTTGCGATATCAGCCGCAACGGTACCGGTCGTTAAACGCTGACCAATGACCAGCACTTTAAAGTTGATTGCTGCATTACCGGCAAGACGATTATCAAACTCAACAAACGTACCAGGAATACGAAGGGCTGCTGGGATTTCATTAAATGCAATCATGTTTTATTACTCCTGATTAGTTTTTTCTTTTGTTTTTTTAGGTGCTTTTGCTTTAACAACATCACCATCATTCATACGGCGTAACCAATAAGCATCGTAAGTGACAAACTCACCCTCAACTTTTAAATGGCGGTTACGTTCTGGGTTACGCACCAATACTTTTTCATTGGCAGGTTTTACAAAAATTTTAACGGGCTGGCTCATAATTAAAGTTCCTTATTGTGGTATCGTTTCATTATCAATTGCAGCAGGCTCGTCTTCGCCTGGTGCCATTGAATGTTCAGCGTGATACGTTTCAAAATTACTTAATGCGTTTAAGTCCATCGTGTATTCAAATGCAAAGTTAGGAATGGTTAAAGTAACCGCATGAACTCGCGCACCTTTTTTATCTTTGTTAATAGAAAATAAGTTATCTATTCGACTGGCGCGGATCGTGCCAACATCAGTTATTGTTTCGCCATGTAATGCAGGCACCACAACATTCAAAATATCGTCTGGCCCAAGTACGCGCTCATCATTTTTTGGATCGGTAACAACATAAACAACCCAACTGGCATTGAAGGTGGCATTGTTAAAATCACCCGCTTCACGCCCACCAACAAAAGCAACATAAATAGACGGTGTTGTTGTCATCCATCGGTTTAATACCTCATCAGTTAATCGACCAGGTAATTCATCAACATCACGCAACTTGGTTTTAAGTGCGCTGGCTTTGATTAAATTAATAATTTGTTGAGTGGTTGAAATAATCATTAACCGTTCACCACCGACTGATAAAAGTCATCAACAATATAATTAATTTCATCTTCATCATCGGCATTAATGCCCATAACTGGTCGCGGAGGTAATTCAGTTGAATGATTGCGGCCTGTCTTTCCACCGAAGTGTTGAATGGCGGCATAGACCATATCTGAACCATGCTCAACACCGGAACCATCAATGAAAACATTGTGTGTATATGAGTCGCGTAAGTGGCCATAATCAACTAATGTTTTTCCGCCTTCTTTTAATGCACGCTGGCTTGGTATTAATGCGTTACCTTCCCAGTCTTCGCCACTAATAAAACGGCGAGCAACTTCACTATCTAAATAGCCACCAACTTCATCAAACATTGGACGGGTATCAACATCACTAAGCCGTGATAAAAATTCACGCGCTGCAGTGTCATCAATGCTATGAACTAAACGAACCCCCATTAAAATGTCCCCCAGTCAGTTTTGCTTTGACCTTGGCCTGTTTTAATACGGCCTTGTGCTGTTGCGGTACCCGTGTCTTGTTCACCAAGACTGGCTTTGTTCATTGAAATATCACGCAGCCATGAACGTGCCTGGACAAAACGGTTTTCAACTTCTTCAGTAACACGATCATCACTTAAACGATGCCGTGTAATATCAGCGCATACATCAGACAACGAACTACCATCAATTAACGCTTGCGTTAAGGGCAACGTGTATCGAGGGCTGATGTATGAGTTGATAAAGTTTGTTGCACTTGTTAATGCTTTATTGATTTTCACCAATGCCTGGTCTGCTGCTGCAGTATCAGCTGCTGAATAAGCAGTGCGATCACCTTCTTCAACCGTTAACCGAATGAGTGTTTCATCAACTGCTGGGTTTACAGAAGACAATAAGGCGACTTCCTTTTCGCCAAATAAATCAAGTAACTGTAATGCTGTGGTATACATTTAGTTATTCTTTACCTTCTGCTTCAAGTACTTCCATCCATGCCTGATTGCGTTCTTCAGCCTTTACTTTCCAGCCCAGCATTTCAGTCAACACGTTTGCATCCGGCATTCCACCTGCCGTCCATTTTGTTTGGTCTTCTTTATCAAGCTTTGCAGCTTCAACTTTAATAGCCGCAATGCGATCAGCTAGTTCTTCAGGTGCCTTGTTTAAATTAACGATATTTGTGTTGTTACCTTCAGAAGTCTTTCCATCTTTACCTAGTAAACTGATAACAGGCGGATTTGTTTCCAGTAATGGTTTTGCATCTTTATCACTTAATGTGATGCTGTCACCAACTTCATATTGTTTGTCCATTAACAAACGATGGTCGACTTGATATTTTACTTCAGAGTTGCTCATGATTTTTTCTCCGGTTATCGGCTCCCTGGTCATGTGGGTACCCACATGACCAGATCATCACCTTCGCTTCTTTTGGGGTTATGCTTTTACGCTACTGCGTTTTGAATGAAGTACGCCAGGTCATTCGCAGTAATGAGTTCTTTAACAGATTCACCAACACGTACACGTTGTCCACCACGCAAGCCGATATCCGAATCTTCTTTTGCGCCTGCAACACGATTTCCATGTTGTGCGGTTAAGGCAAACGTCATACCTGAACGGGTATCTGCCATCACGTCACGATATTGCAAACTAATGTGTTTACCCCATGCACGTTGTAAGGCAGCAGCTTGACCTTTTTTAGCAGTATTGATTCGTGCTTCACCAACAAGGATGTCTTCGAGCTCAAATAACTCTTTAATTGCATCACGATGAGCAACACCTTTGTCACCACTATTACCATGCGCTGCTTTAACGATATCTGGATGACGTGCTAATACTGAATATGCCTGGCGGCCAATGGTCATGATGTTGCCACGCATCACCATGCCATCGAGTGCATCCATTAATACACCGATAGGATCAGAGTTTGCAAAATCACTAAACTGATTCACACCCGCTAATGTTTGCTGGCTACCTGCTGCATAGTTCGCGGCATTGAAAACCATATTGGCTACACGCACTTCACGACCTAGTTCAATCAGGTTTGAAGTTTGTTCTACCGACTTGCCCAGTGGATCATAATTTTCTGGTGCGTTGTCGATATCGGCTTGAGGGATTTTATCGTCAAGACCAAAGTCAACAGTCGATGCTGTTTCTTCAGTTGCAGAGAAACTCACTTCATTGGGTGCAGACTTTCGACCCACCTTTGTATCTGGAACAGTGAAGCCTTCAGCCATGTTGTGTTTAAGATATTTGAAATCTTCTTTGTTAACAGGAACACGCGGTGCAACTTCATCAGCAATCATGCGTGTGTTTTTATACGCAATTGAAATGGCCGTTAAGTCTGGTTGAATAGGAAATGGTGCTGGCATAATGTGTTACTCCTAATTTAAATTTTTAATAAAGTGATTGATTAACCTTGCATTACGCCAGGTGCATAATCCATTGGGCCGATATCACCATCCGCAGCATCTACAGATGCGAAACCAATGATGCGTACATTTGCTCCTGCCGCTGGTGCAGCTTTAACCGCTTTACCATTTGCATCGGAAACTAATTCATCACCACGCGAGACGACACCACCGTATTCAACGTCGGGTTGGCCACCTTGATTAATATCAATACGCTCGCCTATATCAGCGCCAAGCTCACCGGCAATACCAAATACTTTGTCTGCTGCTGCTGCACCTTGAAGCACTTCATCATCTGAAGTACCGCGCTTAACAATACGAAAAGCAGTAATGGCACCTTCAGCAACATAATTTTTTGTAAAAGTCGGGTTCATAATTTATTTCTCCTGTTAGCCTTATTTATAAATAAGCCTGATTACGAGTTTTGTTTTTTAACGTGAGCAACCGCCTGGCTAACACTGACTGTGATGCCTTTATCCGATTGTTCTTTTTGATATTCCATTGCGGCATTAGCAATGGCTTGTGCATCATCACCATCAACACCACCAGATTCACCAGCGCCACTTTCATTAAGGTCAATTTGCTTGCCGAGTGATTTAGTGAAATCGTTAAACCAATCGAGCGGTGATTTTTTAAATGTTTCTTCCTTGCCTTCTTCACCTGCAGAGAATTCAAAGTTAGCTTCATCGCTATCTGAAAGTTGCAACATGAATTCAGCCATGCCTTCAGCTTGAGCAGGTAGTAACTTTCCTTGATCTACAAGCTCAGCAATGTTTTTACTGAACTCAACACCTAAACGCTTATTACGCTCAGCTGTTAACTCTGTTTCATGTTCTTTTTGTTTGCTGGCAAACTCTGCTTCAACTTCTTCGCGCGCTTTTTTTGCAGCTTCTTCTTTTGCTGCATCAAGTTCAGCTTGTGAGAACTCAGACATGGGTTCATCTCCTGTTTTTTTAGGTTCGGGTTGTGAAAAGGATGTGGGGGTATCACTGTCTTCATCACGCAATCGATTTGCATGCTCAGACATTGATTCGATTTCATAATCTGGAAGAACAGCATCGGCTTTTTCAACACCGAATTGCTCTATAAAGAAATCACGCATTCGGCGCATCATGCGACTTAATGTATTTGGCGTGTAGCTGTCAGATGAATAATCAAAGCATTCATCATCAGTCGATGCATTGTAGATAGAGTCCATGCCTTCAATGGCTGGAGGTACTGCACCTAAGAAGCCAATGTGTTTTAAATAAAAACCATCAGCACCCTTACCAATACGAATAGAACGGTTTGGCCATAAGCCATCTTCTACACCTTTGGCAAACTCATCATGAAGCTTGTCACCTTTAACAGATAGCACATTACCTTCACGCTTTAGGTCTTGAATCCAACCATAAGCTGGTGCATCTGTTTGAGGGTGACCAATCACCATTGGTGCACCACTGAAGATGTTCTTATCTATAAGCTTCTTGGTGTTGGTTACAATTTGGTCGAGTTCATCTTCAGTCCAAACTTTCTTTGTACCGTTAGAGTCAACTTGTTCACCACCAACAAAGGCAGGGAAAAAGTCGTCGAGACCTTTGAAGTCATGTGTTTTTGTTTTTGATTTGTCCATGCCGTAAAGCATGAGGGAAAGGCGGGTTTTGAAATAGTCGTGAATTATTTCACTACTACTTATTTGCGGTGCTTTTTATATGCTGCATGTACTTGAAGACAAACGCAAGCGATAAATTTTAACTACAACAAAAGAGGAAAATAATTATGCTTGGTTCTATTAATAAGAACAGCTATGTCATTTTGGCATTACTGATGAGTATGACGATGATGATTGTAATGGCCGGACCAGCTACGGCTGCGGGTTGTTCTAACCCAGCTCATCAACACTTTATTTCTTTTAACTCAACAGAAACAATGCAGCCAGTAGCAGTAGCGGCCACTAAACGAATGTCTATCGGCCCTGGTAGCGGTGATGTTTTAGTTGCAGATAAAGTAGCTGATAATATTAGTTCATATAATAAGAGTGCCACCCATCATACAATTGCAGATAGTGGCTCCGTCTATTTATATAAACAAAGTCAATCGGTATCGACACATCATAGTAATCGACATGCTTTGACTGTGGCCTTTAAACATCGATCACCACCTGATGGTTGGCATGATGTGAAGCGACAATAAAGTAGTAACAAAATATAGATATAAAAAAGGCCGCTTGAAGCGGCCTTTTTTTATTATGATTTTTCTTTTAGAGGAACAATAGCATGCTCTCTAATATCAATTATTTGTGAAAACCATCGCTGATACCATGTGATTTTGACGGCTGGTGAATAGTTCATATCATACCCCATAGAACGCAGTAATTCATTATAGCAAATCGAATCTAGAACTCTTAAAGGTGGTGGCTCATCTGCTTCGATGTCCAAACGCTCAGCATAGAATACATTGTATTTTTCATCAGCTACGTCATTGTCCAGAAGAAGAGCCTTTTCCAGACTGGTAAACCTTCTGGATAAATCTGAGTGCAATCTTGCCTTTGATGATGTGCCCACTATTAAGTCTATAATAGAAAAAGCAGTTACTATCGCAGCCAGAATCACAGCAACCATCTTATGCTCCTTTAAAACAGCATAGATTGATGATGAACCAAATATTAATGATACAGCAGATGTGGTTTTGCTGAATCGTTCATAAAAAGCTACTCGCCGATTGTGATAGCGCACTGAACGCTGGATATCAAACAGCAGCTGCTCTTTTTTGCTAGAGTCGTCAGTCATGGTTATTTTTTGCCTTGTTTACCACCTGAGCTTGGCTTTGTTGTAGGGGCAGGATGCGTGTTTGATATTTGACTATCAGTTATACCTTTGATGTTATTGATTGACTCTGATATATCACTGGGTTGTCTGTTTCCAGTCTTATTTCTGGTGTTGTTTTGGTTTTTCTTTGTCATCATTTTCTCCTGTTTTTTATAATTCAATTTTTAATTCTTTTCTTGCCACATCCCAAAAATCTTTTACCACGGCTTTAAAGTGTTCCAATTTTTGATCTGGGTCACCCGTATTATCTGTGCTATTCAACACTGCCACTATCGCATCAATTTTTGATGTTGTTTGCTTAGTAGATATGAGCCGCATCTTTTGTAAAGCTCTATACACATCACCCAGACAATCAGATGCTTCGTTCTTCCTGTTTTCACTTAAAAGAACAAACGCTGAATTTGCGCTTGTAATAAAATCTAAGTACGTCTCCATTCTCTGTTCTTGAAAGCGACTTTCATCAGCATGCTTTAGTTGCCTGTCCTGAATTTTCCAGGTAACAAAGCCACCCACTGCAACACCACCCAAACCAGTGAGCGCAGTTATTAATAAATTCCAATCAAACGTTGCGACTTCTTCAAGTCGCCATATTAAGTTTTACTCGGTATTACATGACAAGATAATTCAGCTACACCACCAACCTCGGTGGTACTCGCTTTAAAAATCACGCCATTAATTTTTACTTGCTTGCTTATACCATCTGCCGCAGAGTTTATTACATCTGCAATCTGAAATTTTTGCTTGTCTGTTCTTGTCTCTGTGCCAATATGTCCAAATGCCATGCAACGCGTAACCGCATTCGTAGCGCCAACGGATGTTGGTAAGTAAGAATAAATACTCGATTGATTTCTACTAATGGATATAACAACGTTTTCTAAATTAGTGATAGCGACTAATGCGCTACCATTTTTAGCATGCTTCCAACCAGTGACTTGAAAGATTCCTTTCGCACCCGATACAAAAGATTTTATTCTGTCTGCATCATAAGCAGCAGACGCGATCATTGGCAGCGATATTGCCAAAATGCACCCGATTATTCTTATTTTCATGAATCTCCCCATTTCTTATTGTTTAAACATCTTCAAAACCCCTTCAAAAACGGCACAGCGCCGATTTCACATCGGGGGTGATAACATCATGGCGGTATGGGGGTGATACCGGCCTTAAAACGGCTCTCAGGGCGAAAGCCAAATTTATTAAATTTCTATTGTTTCATAATCTAAATTTGGCAAATCAACTTGTTCATTATCAAAGCTTTCAAATGGAGGGGGGAGCTCCATTATCCTCTGCATATCTTCAACTTGTTTTTTTAAGCTGACTGTATGATTGTCTTTGGTGGTGAATTTAGCTTCGACAAAGGGTTGATTGATTACTAATAGACCTGCCCTTAGTTCACGGTTTTCTTTTAGAGTATTAAAATAAGACGTTAGAAATAAAGTAATGGCAATACCTAAGCTCATCCACATAATAATATGCCAATAATATGGAACACCTTTTTTCTCAAGTTCTTCTAACGCTGTGGTTGATGTTATTTTTCTTGTTGTTGCGTTACTTTTTATTTCACTTAACCACTTTTTCCTTTTGTTGCTCATCGAGTTCTCCTTGTTCTTGTACTTCTTCTTCAGCAAGTTGAAGTAAGTCGATTACGTTATCGGGGATATCACTATCATCATCATCTCGAATTAGGGGATATAACATTCGAATGACCTTGGCTTTTTTGGCGAGGGTTACCTTTAGGCCCAGCTCCTCAATATATACGTCTACGCATTCTATAGCAATTTCTAGGGCTTCTTGATCGAAGGGTTTTGAGTCGTTTTTTGTGCTCAGTACCACCTGATATAAGTCACGAGCCCACCCATCTATTCTTTCTACCCATTCACGCTTAATTTCGGGCTCTAACAGGATCTGTTTTAAGCCCTTAACTATATTAGTAACATAACTTTTTGCTTCGGAGACTTGATCGTCAAATGGTAATTGCTCTGACTTTTTACCAGTTACTATATATATGATGTTCGCTCCAGCATTTGCAATACCTGCAAGGTAGTCAGCATCAGGCCTCCTGTCATCAGACTCATAATTACCTTGTGCTTGTCTTTTAACGCCACCTAGCTCACCAAAATCAGATTGGCTATATCCCAATCTTTTTCTCTCTTCTATTAATCTGCTTCCGATTGACGACATTATTTACAATACACTCTTGACATTGTTTGCTTATGAGTACATATTGCGTTTCAAGGTTCAAATATGTACTTAAATGAATACAAATAAAGGCGAGACTCTAATCTCACCAAAGTTGCTAACTAACTATTTAAAAACGGTTGATTTGATTATGCACCACGCAGATATTTTTTGCTTATTAATGAAGAAAAATGTGACGCTTTCTTCAGTTGCTAGTGAAGAGCAAGTGACCCCCAGTTTTGTCAGCCAAGTCATACGCGGCAAAAAAATCAGCTTTTCAGTTGCTACTGCCATTGCTGCGAAAGTAGACAAAAGCCTCAACACACTTTGGCCAGGTAAATATGACCATACTCCGCGTCCATTACGTCGTGCATCTTCACGGGTGGCTGCATGATTAATCATCCTTTAGAAAAGGGTTTGGTAAAACAAACGGCCAAACCTCAATGGAACAGGTTCGTAAACTTCGATGAATCTGGTATGCATCTGCAGCCATTTGACGATAACTTCCCCCTGGTTTCAGATCTGGATCATCCAGCGCAGTCAAAAACTTGGCTGCAAGTTGAAAGTTCCAATAAGCCGCAAATGCCAATTTGGTTTGATTGTCTTTCCAGCGCTTTTTGCTTTTGCGCTGTGAAGGTGTTGCAGCCATGTATTCATTTATATCTTGGTTATTCTCTTCCCGCCATTCGCGAAACGCCGAAAGACCCAGCTTCTTTAATTCGCTTTGCAATGACACTGCCTGCTCATCCGTTAAGTCGCCGACAACTTCTTTTGCCAGTTCTCTTGCGTTGGCGGCGTATTTATAAACGTGTTGCATTGTGGGTCTCCTTGTCGTTTCGATTGAAAAATACTACCCCTAAAAAGGAAAAATAACAGTGGAAAATAACGATAAAAAAATTACCAGCAATCAGGGAGATTTGTTCCAGCAACTTGCTGAACACGAGCCGGACTACTTGTCTGATAACGCGCCTGAGTTAGATATCGAACAAGAATTCATGGGGCAGATTAAATATGCCTTACGTCAATCTAAAAAACGTGGGCTTAGTCGAGAGCGCATTATTGAGCGTATGAACTTGTGCTTGCCAGAAGAGCTTCACATCACAAAGCGTCAACTTGATGCCTGGTGTGCGGAGTCAAAAGAATACCACCACTTCCCAGCTATTTATTTACCTGCATTTATTTGGGCGGTGAGAGGTGTGCTTAGACCACTTGAAGTTTTAACGGGTGCATTAGATTTAGTTGTTCTTGATGAGCATGAGCAAGAAATTGTTGAACTAGGTCGAGCGCATTTAACACAAGTGCAAGCAAGTAAAACAGCTCGCTTAATTAAAAAGAAATTCAATATTTAAGATAAGGAGAAATGATAAGTGAACCTCACACTTGAAGATTTACAAAAGGCTGCGACACAAGCAGCAGAAGAGGCAAAAGGCCAAACTTCTGATGAACTACTTGAGAAAGTAGCCAGCCATCATCGAGAAAATATTCAGAGAGCTATTCAACAAGGATATGCATTTAAATCTGTGTTGCTTAAGGAAGGCAGTGAAGTGCTGACTGACTTATCTGCAGAACACGGCATGTCAATTATGTATGTCCATGCGGCTATCAAAGTTTTTGACATTGCAATCACTCTAGCAGAAACGATTGAAGATAATAATGAACTACTCAAACAGGTTGGTCTGTCTCCTGAGTTTGAACATTATGACGCCCTTTCTCATCAAGAAATTTTAACTTCTATAAGAGGATTAATTAATGAGTAAAGATATAGCAAATATTCCAACACATATAGCCAACTTCATTAGTGGTTTAAAACTTAAGCCGATTTCTGACGTTATGGCATCAGCACCTAAAGAAAGATTTAAGCATGCGGCAATTGGTGACCAGCTTGAATTAGCAGGTGTTTTATATAAAGGGTTCTCCTTGTTGGATTTGAAAGATGGACTTGGGCATGGGAAATATATGTCGGGTTTGGTTAGCAATAATATTGAGCCTACCGGTGCATGGAGAGCACAAAGTTTAGCCAAATTAAGCTTACGTACACATTCTTCAAATTTTGCAGCGCTGCAAAATTTGCCCCCTACAAAACTAGCCATGATGGTGAAGTGGGATGATAAAGAATTAAATGAATTTTTCTCAGGCAAAGAAGTTAGGGGTATTACCTATGATGATGCTGTAGTTATTCCAACGCGAGAAATGGAACAGCGATTAAAACAAGCACAACGCAGCAACAATGAACTGGAACAAGAGCTGGATAAAGTAAACCAAGAAAACTCTAAACTACATGAACAAATAAAACTCAGCCGTAAGAAGCAAAATAGTTTAGAAGGTTTTAATTATCCGCTTTCTGTTGAGCGGGTGCGCATTGAGTCTTCTGTTTTATCTGCACAGGCTGTTCAGTTTATTGACGACATGGAACAGCTTGCTGTTGAACTTACCCAAGCTTCTGACCTTAGTAAAGATAAAAAGAAACAAGAGGCTGAATTCTCAGCAGGTGCATCATCTTTATATTTAAACCTTAAAGCTATTCAGTCTAAGTCAGCCTATTTAATGAAGTGGTTTGCTGAAACCATCGGTGAAGATTATTTGCCTGACAATCCAGAAGATGTGCCATCGATGACATTGGAAGAAGCAGAAAAAGTTCATTCATTACATAAATTATTGTTGGCTGAAGCACGACTTGAATCTAAGTCACGTGATAGCCAAAGAAAAACAAAACGCAAAAATAAAAAGGCTATGAAATGAAATCTTCGCCCAGCCTTAAAATAGTGAGTGATAGCACCGAACTTGTGACTGCAGATGATGCATGGCAGCGCATCCCAGAAAGCAAGCAATTGATCGCAAATGACCGAGGCTTAATTGTAAAAGAAGCAAAGCGTATTGCTGATTCTGAAGGTCGAGCGTTGCGTGATGCAATTGAGATCATGCTACTACGTATGGAGGTTGAGGAAGATGTTGATACTAACCTTATTAAAATTGCTAAAACATTAGGTAAAAAAGGAAAGATACCCAGCTATTCAACCATCAACCGTTGGGTTAAAGATTTTAATAAGCTTGGCATCATTGGCTTAGCACCCAGACATAAAGGCAGCGAGCAAAAAGTGTATGGCTGGGAAGCTCGAGCCATGTGCCTTTATAACAAACCTAGCAAGCCTGATATTAATGCCGTAGCACGTAAGTTGATGTCTGAAGGATTCAAAAACGTAACTTATGATCGAGTATACCGTTTCATCACTTCATTACCTGCACAAAAAGGTGAGATGAGTCGTGGTCGACTTGGGCCACGTTTATATGAGAACACCCAAAAAACATTTAAGCGACGCAGCACTGAACACTTGCCTGTTGGTTCATGCTTTCAGGGTGATGGACATACTCTTGATATTTATATGCAACACCCTACGGGTAAAAAACCGTGGCGTGCTGAACTGACTTTATGGATTGATGTGACGAGCCGTTATGTTGTGGGCTGGTATTTGTCTGAAGCGGAAAGTGCACACTCTACTTTATTTGCTTTAAGTTATTCCATTCTCAAACATGACCATGTGCCAGCCATTTTACATATTGATAATGGCTCGGGTTATAAAAACAAAATGATGGGTGATGACTCAACAGGTTTTTATGCAAGGCTTGGCATAGATGTAATGCATTCACGACCTTACAACGCAAAAGCAAAAGGTCAAGTTGAACGTTTCTTTGGCACGATGGAGCGTGACTTTAATAAGTGGTTTGATTCTTATTGCGGTGCAGATATGGCCGATGAAGCGATTCAACTTTTATTAAAGAAATATAAAAAAGGTGAGGCAACATTACCTACACGTGAGCAATGGATGGCCGCATTCACTGATTGGCTAGAGCAATATCATAACAAGCCACATGGTGGTCTTGATGGAAGAACACCGGCTGAGCTTTGGGCAACGCTTGAACGCCACCCTGTTGAAATGAAAAGCACAGCTATCTTCTGGCCTCGTGTCACACGTACTGTTAAGCGCCAAGCTATTACTTTAGATAAACGTGAATACATGGCTCCTGATCTTATTCAATACAACAACAAGAAACTCACTGTTGAATATAACCTTCATGATGACAGCATGGTTCGCATACTTGATGACAAAGGTCGTTGGTTGTGTGATGCCACGTTAGTCACCAAACAAGACTATCTTCCTGCTTCTCGCCTTGAAGAAGCAAAACAAAAACGCCTGGCTTCATCCATTAAACGATTGGAAGTGCATGCTCAAGAAAAAAGAGATCGTGCTGGATTATCAATTACGCACGATCAAATTATTGATGATGTTGAAATGCTTGAGAATCAATGTGATTCAACATTGTTAGAAAAGACAACGGGAACCGAAGTTCCCGTTGATATCAACATCGGTGTACAGACCGAAGATGATATTGATTTTAACGATATCGATTATTAACGAACTTAAAACCAACAAGAGGATTATATCAGATGGGTCAAGCAACAGCTATACCGCACCAACAAAGCACGCAGGAATATCCTGAAACATGCCATGCCATTTACACAGAGAACGACATCAAAGATGTATATAGCATTGTCGACTGGATTAATGATGGCCAACATCATGAGCCTGGCTATAAAAACCAACGCTCACAAACCAAACTAAGCAAGGCATCAAAAGTTAATGATTCCACATTGAACACCATTCTTCGTGGTAAGTATGTGAGCTCGCCAACCAAGTTTATTAAAAAAATGTTGGATGCCATTCGTCGTTGGGATATGCGTGAAGAAGAAGGTGTGCATGACTGTGCCTTTGTTGAAACGTCTGTTTACCGAACAGGCATTGCAGCCTGTAAGCGTGCTCACCTATATCGTAACTTTGCTGTATTGAGCGCCTTCGTTGGTACCGGCAAAACGCGCACCTTAAAACATTATGCAGCCAATAATTCAAATGTCGTTTTAATTGAAGCAACACCTGATATGAATGCCTCTGTATTGGTATCAGAGTTAGTTCACCAGACAGGTGCGGTGGTTCATAAAACAAATAAATATTCTGCAGGTACCAAAGCTGAAAAAACAGCAGCGATTATTAATGCCTTAAAAGGTTCAGACAGTTTATTGATATTGGACGAAGCCGAAACGGTGAGTACAGCCACTCTGGAATACGTTCGACGCATAAGTGATAAAGCAAACATCGGTGTTGTTTTATCTGGCACAGAAAAACTTCAACCTCTTATTAAAGATCCACAAGGTCGCTTTGGACAGATTAGTTCACGAGTTGGTTTCTGGCCACCGGTTATTAAAGGGATCACGCAAGATGATTCTGATGCGTTAGCAATGGCTGCTTTAAGTGATTTCGATATAGAGCTTACTGAAGAAATATTGGATGCCTTTTGGCAGATGTGTGATGGCTCTGCACGTGTACTTGTCTCAGCACTTATTCCTGGCATTAAAGATTATGGATTGAAAAAGAAAAAAGAGCTCACGCCAGAACTTATTTTTAAAGTTGGCCAGACGTTACTTGGCTTCAAAAAAGCACGGAGGGTTTAATGATGCAAACGTACAGCGATGAATACATTGAATACTGGGCAGAAGTTTATTTGCAAAATGAAATATCTAAAAAATTCATTTACTTTGAAGCTTTCTTACAAGACCCAGAAAGTATTTTATATGCGGTTCAATCAACTGATGCATTACTGGCTGCTGTTGATGAATTAGATACCTTGCTTCCTGGTCATGAAGATGTTGATGAAGCAGAAGCTATGCAAGAAGAAATGGAATCCGCTTATGAGCGGCAAGGTCATGTTCTTGAAATGCAGGGCGATAAAACGATTGAAAAATTTCATCATCATGATCCTGCTAAAAAGTGGAAAACAAACACGGGCAATAAATCAAGGAGAGCATCATGAGTGAGTCAATTGGATATTGTGAGTGTTGCGGTTTAATGGAGCATCACCGCGTCGACGGGTTGTGTTCTCTCTGCATTAAAAAGGCAGTGAACTTTGATGACATTAAAGATGATATCACTCTAGGTGTTGAGGCTGCTGATGTATCAACAGTGAAAGGTTTTAATGGAGATAGTCATGGACGCTAGTGTTGAAACACATTCTGGTCGCATGGTGCATTTTCTATCTCCGCAAATTGATCAGATTGCCTTTGCTGATATTGCCTGGGCGTTGTCTCGTGCCTCACGTTACAACGGGCATACTCAGGGTGAACATCCATACTCTGTTGCACAACATTCGGTATGGGTTGCTTTTGTTACTCAGCATTATTTTGATGCTGACAAAGCAACAACCTTACAGGCTTTATTTCATGATGCGCATGAAGCATACACCGGAGATATGGCAACACCACTAAAATCAATCCCTGGCGTTTTTGAAAACATTAAACCTATCGAGCATCGCTTGCAGTGTGCTATTCATGCAGCGCTTGATATTCCAGAACCCACCGATGCTGATTTAATCACAATCAAACAAGCAGACCAGTTTGCGCTTGCAGTCGAAGCACATCATTTAATGTATTCAAACGGTAAAGGCTGGGCATGTAAAGAAGATGTGCCTGAAGATTTATATGGTCTTTTCTGGCGAACATTGCCCGTGCAAGAAGCGCATGAATTATTCTGGATGGCAAAAAATTATATCGACCGTGGTTTTAAACTGGAGGAACTATGGCGCTCCATTTAAGTTGCCCTGAATGTGCAGCACAGTTCGACTTGAGCCAGGCAGTGGAAGATGCTGATGCACGACGATTAATGGATTTAATTAAAGACATTCAACCATTAGTGATCAGACCTTACTTTCGCTACTTAAAATTATTCAAACCACAAAAGCAAGGTTTGCGTTGGTCAAAAATGTTAACGCTGACAAAAGAACTGGCTCCGATGATTAAGGCTGCACAAATAAAACATAACCATGCAGTGTATGCCGTGCCACCGACCGCGTGGGCAGATGCAATGAATGAACTGGTCGATAACCCTCCGGCCACTTTAAAGCTGCCATTAAAAGGACACGGGTACTTATTAACAATTTTATCAGCCAATGCTGAAAAGGTTGCTGCAAAAGAAGAACGTAAAACAGAAGAAAGAAAGCAACGTCCACGTGAAGGCATTGAACAACAGCCTAACCAAGTATCGAACGTGATCAAAAAAGCAAGACCGAAAATGCCAGATGGTTATTTAAGAAATTCAATCTATGGAACTAAAAACAACCAAGGGGAATGAGTATGGATGTCCACGACCAAGAACGGCTTGAAATTAAATTTAAAGTTGATGCTCTATTAAAAAAACACATGGGGCCAGACGATTGTATTTTGATGAATGAAATATTTGTCGAAGTTACGGGTGGACACATTATCCCTAACCGCCGTTTAGATCAGACGCGATTTATTAGAACAATAATTAAAGAGCTTCGTGAACAGGGTTGTCCCATTGGTATTAAAGGTGGGAAAAATGGCGGTTACTTCACAGCGCGTAATGACGAAGAGCTGAAAAAAACAATTGAAACATTTCACAGCCGTGCCATGAGCTCACTCAAACAAGAGGCGGCATTAAAACGCATTAGCTTTAACGAATTACTTGAACAATATGAATTAGAACTATCACAAGAGCAAACACAGGAGAAAATAGCATCATGAGCAACGCAGCAAAAAAAATCCCAGACGGGTATATGCAAGATCAACAAGGTAAGTTAGTTCCCGTTGAAATGGTTAAACCGATTGATATTGAGCGCAATGACATGGTTCTGCAGTTGGTAGACCAGGCAAAAACAAAAAGCGTCGAACTGGCTGCATTTAAAGAAAACGCAATGAGTGCAATTGAAAAGTTTGTCAATTTGTCTGGTCGTAAATATCAAGTAAAGATGGGCGGCAATAAAGGCAATGTCACTCTAATGAGTTATGACGGTCGTTTTAAAATTCAACGTGCCATTGGTGAGCATTTAGTTTTTGATGAACGTTTACAAGTTGCCAAAGAGCTTATCGATCAATGTCTCAATGAATGGTCTGAAGGAAGTCGCCCTGAAATTAAAGTATTAATCAACGATGCCTTTCAGGTTGATAAACAAGGCAAGGTCAGCACAGCTCGCATCTTTGGTTTACAACGGTTAGACATTAAAGACCGCAAGTGGAAAAAAGCCATGAAAGCCATTAGCGATTCAGTTCAAGTGGCAGGTAGTAAATCCTATGTGCGTATTTATGAGCGTGTGGGTGATACTGATGAGTACAAACCTATTCCGTTGGATGTGGCAGCACTATGAATGAAGAGCTACTTGAAATTGCTCTCGCTATGCATCAGGACTTGCAAGAGTATGTTGATGCTGGTGAGGAAGCTGGCTCTAACATGACTGCTACTAAAGATTTGCTTGCTGAGTGGGATGTTGCTTATCAGAAAACTCAACGGTGGCAGGATATGGTTCCTGATGACGGATCTATTCCTGAGATAAAACTATGAATCCTGACTTAATAAATGGATTGTTTGAATTGGTGGGCAGCTACTTTACCTGGATGAATGCCTGGACATTGTTCAAGCAAAAAGAAATCAAAGGTGTGTACTGGCCAACAACGGTGTTCTTTACTGTTTGGGGATTATGGAACTTGTATTACTACCCAGCACTTGGTCAGAGTTTTAGTTTTTATGCTGGCATTATTTTGGTGCTAGGCAATATTGTCTGGGTGGGTTTAGTCATGCATTACAAAAGGAGATTAGCATCATGAATTCTGATCAACGTACTAAAGCAATTGACAACTTAATTAATACATCTGTAGATGATTGTCGTATTACTTTGGGTAATTATTCAGATCCAACTTTGCTCTGTGAATTATTAATTAGATGTCACGACATGAATCATGGTTCCAGAGAACAGGTTGTACGACGTCGTATTGCACAATTAATTAAAAAAGAAAAACGTAAGTTTAATGGCTAATAAATCACCTCGCACAAAATGTTATACCTTGCTGGCTGTTGGTAAAAAGCAGCTAGGTTGGGATGATGAATTTTATCGTGATGTATTCCTGGTTAAGTTTGGTGCGACTAAAGTGAATGGCAAAGTGTCAGCAAGTACTTTAGAGTTTGGTAAGTTGCATGAAGCGGTTGAGTCCATGAAGCGTTCTGGATTTAAGCCAGTTAAAAAAGGCATTGCTTCTCGTAAACCAGACTGGAGAACACCGCGTATTAATAAAATAAAAGCACTTTGGCATGCGCTGCATGATGCTGAAGTAATTAAGAATCCGTCTGAAATTGCTATGCAACGTTGGTGTGCCAGTATTACCAAGAAAGCCAAACTTGAATGGGCAAACGCGACTGATTTGAATAATTGTATTGAGGCTTTAAAGTCTTGGGCACATCGTGAGCACGTTAAACTTGAACACTAATCCCACCATAGAACATGAAGACCTTGAGCTGGTAGATCCGAAACTGTTACCACCACAGATTCGGTTTTATATTAATGTGATTGGTCTACCGGACACATTAAAATTACTTCAAAAAAAGGGTGGCACATTTCTTCGTGTTCCTCTTTCAGCTAAAGGCACTCAACTTGAACAACTTATTGGCTATGATGCGGCTAATAAATTATGTGAAGCCATTGCAGGTGAAATTAAAGAGCTGCCTAAAGCCGATAAAATATTAACGCAGTTGCGTAATCATGCAATTAACGAAGCTAGAAAAACAATGTCAGCATCACAGGTTGCCTTAAAATTTAATTTAACTCGCCGTCACACTATCAACTTAACCAATGAAGAACCTGAAGACCAGAACGGTGATCTTTTTATTTGACACGACTTACTAAACAGATCAAGATAATCGTATATCCCACCTTTAAGTAGTGAAACGTTTCACTACTTTTTCACTCCCTCTTATCCCGTCATGCTCCATTCATGGGATTACAAAACAAAAACAAAATACACACGCTAATTATTCATTGTGCTGCTACGCCTAATGGTAAGCACTTTACCACTGAAGAAATTGACCGGTGGCATGGTGAACGTGGATTTAAGCGTGATAAAAAATTAATTGGTGATCATGCTCCTTATTTAAAACACATTGGCTACCATCTCGTTAATTATATTAATGGTGATGTATATGTGGGACGTTCCTTACAGGAAATTGGTGCACACGCAAAAGGTGCTAACACAAACTCTATTGGTCTTTGTTTAATTGGTACAGATAAATTCTCACTCAAGCAGTGGGAGTCTCTTAGCCACCAAGTTAAATATCTCAAGCAAGAACTACCCAACCTTAAAAACATCATTGGTCACAATGAAGTTAACTCACATAAAACGTGTCCAGGCTTCGATGTGCAAGCATGGCTTGCTGGTGGAATGGTTCCGTTGACCTCTCATGTTTTAGCTGATGATTTACCCGAACCCTTTTATGTAGGTGATGATGATGAGGAGAGTGAATAATGGCTTTGATTACAACAGCATTGGCGCTTGCTGAATTTGTACCAACCATTGCAGGGTGGTTTGGTGGTGATGACGCAGAAGAAACCACACAACAAGTTATTGATGTTGCTAAATCAGTAACCGGCATGGATAACGACTCCGATGCTATCGCCGCAATTAAAAAAGACCCCGCATTACAAATTCAATTTCAACAAGCTATGAGCCCCGTCATCATTGCGAGGCTTGATGCTGAAACCAAACAGCAAGCCGAAACTAATGCCACCATGCGTGCCGAGCTTAATTCAAGCGACAAATTTAAAAGTTACTGGCGACCTGCATTAGGTTGGTCGGTTGTTTTAAGTTTTGCTGCAACGATGTTTTCTATCTTGTTTATTCTTGTGTATGGCGTAATTGAAAAACCTACCGTTATAAAAGATTTTGTGACTGCTCTTGGAACATTGATGGGCTCACTAACAATGATGTGGACAATGGCTTTCGCTGTTCTTGGTGTCAATGTTAATCGACGCAGTGATGACAAAGCTCTTGCTGCAGGCCACCCACCAAAGCCAAAATTATTAAATTCATTAGCAAGTAAGTGGTTAGGTAAAAATGGATGAAGCTGATCACGCTCAGATTTATGAAGAGCAAACAAGGGAACGCGGGATACGTAATGCAACCCAACAACTTAAAGAACCGGCACTAATAATAAATGGCAAACGGATGTGTATAGATTGTGAAGAAGAAATTAATCCAAAGCGTGTTGAAGCAGTTAATGCCATTCGTTGTGAACATTGCCAACCTTTTTTTGAAAAACGGAGCAACCGGTAATGGCTGACAACGATGAAGTGATGTTTATGTTGGGTCAAATTAAAGGCCAGCTTGAAGGCATGAATAAGCGCCTTGATAAGGTTGACACAATGGATAGTCGATTGCGTAAAGTTGAACAGCGTGCAGCTATTAACGGTGCAGTAACTGGTGGCTTGATGGGGGTCGGTGTGTCAGTTATTGCTCATGCTATCCGCGAAGCCTTAAAAGTACAGGGAACTTAATGCATGGCTCACAAACCAGAAACGCGTAATGCAGTTCGTGCCTCTTATGTTCATGAACACCTTCCTTTAGAAGCTGCTGCTGATAAACATGATGTAAGTTACCCAACCGCTCGCACGTGGAAAAAGCGTGCAAAAAATAATGGTGATGACTGGGACAAAGCACGTGCAGCCAATCAGATGGCTAAAGGTGGTCTGGGTGACATTACTACCCAGCTACTTGAAGACTTTACGTTGTTATTTAAATCAACGGTTGAAGATATCACCACCGGCGAATATGACGGCTTAAAAAAAGCAGAAGCGTTATCACGACTCAGTGATGCCTACACAAAAACAATGAAAGCCGCTGCCGGTGGTGACCCTAAAATTGCCAAGCTTTCGACTGCTTTAGAAACTCTGCAATTATTGGCTAACTACATCAAAGAAGAACACCCCGATGTCTTAGAACGATTCAGTTTAATACTTGAGCCCTTTGGTGCAAAAGTAAACGAGGCGTTTGGATGAGTTGTGTTATCGACACATTCGCAATTTTATGTTTACTTTATGGTATGTGGCAACTATGAAGGACATTAAAGAAAAACAGTTCTTAAATGAACTTCAAGATTTAACCGTCAGTCTCCGTAAGGAGATTGAAGCGTTTCAGGTTGGGCTAGATTCATCAAAGGCTGCTATTGCTGAACGACGTCGTAAAGTTCTAAGTGGTGACTTTGCCTTTTTTGCTTACACGTATTTCCCCCATCATGTTCGTGGTGAACCTTCTGTTTTTCAGGCTCACTTTTGCAACCGTTTTTCAAAGCTTCTATTACAACAAGCAGGTTGTCGTGAATGGTGGGTTGCGCCGCGTGGTGAAACTAAGTCCACTTTGCTCACTAAGATTGGCCCATTGTTTATTGCTGTGCTGGGTTTGTTACAACTCGAAAGTATTCGTCGAGAAATTAACTGGCAAGGTGATGCTCCACCTTATCTTGATTATGTGACTTTTTTGGGTGCTGAAACTAAATTGCCCACTAAGTTAATTGAGGTTGTTAAATCTGAACTCACTATGAATGCGATGTTGGAAATGGACTTTCCTGAAGTAACTGGGCGAAGTGTTAACTGGAAGATTGGCGAATTCACAACGGCCAATGGCATCAAGATGGAATCCTTCGGTGCTGAACAAGCAGTACGTGGTACGTTTCATGGTTCATCACGTCCAAAGGTTTTATTGGGTGATGATCTCATTACCGATAAAGAAGCCAAGTCACCAACAGAACGTGATAACCGTTGGAGCTGGTTAGAAAAAGCCATTGATTATCTTGGCCCACCTGATGGTTCAGTGAAGTACCTGGGTGTGGGTACCATATTAAATAAAGATGATCCTATCTCTCGTGCCAAGCAAGCTATTGGTCATATTGTTCATCACTTTAAAGCTATTATTAAATTACCGACCTTTATGGATTTATGGGAACAATGCGAAGAACTCATGCGCAATGATGACCCGCGTTTTGAAGAAAAATATAACGACAAGGGTGAAGTAGCTCCACCTGAGTTAATGCCTTCGTATAAATATTACCTGAAGCATAAAAAGAAAATGGATAAAGGTGCTGAAACATCATGGCCTGCTGTACGTAGTCTTTATTGGTTAATGCATCAACGTGCCAAAAACAAACGTGCCTTTGGTACCGAGATGCAAGGTGAACCACTCACCGATGAAGACCTGGTATTCACTAATTATCAATTTTGGGTGTCACGTTTATCGGACTGGATCATGTTTGGTGCTTGTGACCCATCAATGGGTAAAGGTGAAACATCTGATCCCAGTGCTATTTTAGTCGGTGGCTTTAATGTGCAAAAGAAAAAATTGCATGTGATTGAAGCGGACATTAAACGTCGAGTGCCATCTAAATTATCAGCCGATCTAATTAACATGCAAAGAGAGTATGGCTGCCAGTCCATAGGCTTTGAAAACAACAATGCTTATGAACACATGCGTAAAACATTTATTGATGATGGTATTGCTAACCAGGTGGTGCTTCCACTAGCAGCTATTACTGCAACGGTTCCACCTGAAGTGCGTATTGATTCTTTGGAGCCCTTTATTAATGACATCGACCCCAGCATTTTATTTCATTCCACGTTAACGCGCTTAATTGATGAAATGAATACCTGGCCAGAAAAACAATCACACCACCATTACGATGGTTTAGTCGCACTGCACATTCTTTGGTATGTCGCTGTGACACGTGCAGGTGGTCTACCCAATATTGCAACGCGAAGACGTAAAGATAGCGTTAATACAAAACGTTACTGAGGTTTAACATGGAAAAATCTGATATTAAAAATGCAGCAACGAAAAAGGCACTCGGTCAAGAGATAGCAACACGACAAACCGATCCTAATTTTTATGGTGCATTATCTTACTTACCTAACCCAGATGAAATTTTGCGAAAGCTTGGGCGTTCACAAGAAGTGTTTGCGTCCATTATTGCCGATGCCCATGTTATCGGTGAGATGCGTTCTATTCGTTCTGGTTTAATTAAATTTGAATACCGTTTACAGGCTGGTGGTGACTCTCCTGCAGATATCCGTGCACTAGAATTATGCCAGCAGGTAATGAACAATAAACCGGCCAAAGGCATGCAATGGATCGATACCTTCTGGAACATGGCGCAAGGTGTATTCCGTGGTCACCAAGTGCATGAGGTGGTTTGGAAACGTGAAGGCCAGTTCCTGGTACCCGATAAAATTGTTGATCGCCCACAACGTCGATTCTTATTTTCACCTGACAATGAACTACTTTTAAAATCTAAACAACATCCTATGGGTGAAGAGTTAGGCGATTATAAATGGCTACTCACTCGCCACATGCCGAGTTATGAAAACCCGTATGGACAAGCATTACTTTCATCATGTTTCTGGCCTTATACCTTTAAGCATAACGGGTTTAAATACTTCGTTAAGTTCTGTGAGAAGTATGGTATTCCCTGGGCAATTGGAAAGTACCCGCAAGGCACACCTGAAGATGAACAAAATGCTTTGGCCGATGCATTAGCAAACATGGTTGAAGATGCGGTTGCAGCTATACCAGATAATGGTAGCGTTGAATTATTAGAGCATAAGCACGGTGGCCAACTGGTTCAAGAAAGCTTAATCAAAATTTGTAATAGTGAAATGAGTAAGGCGCTCACATCACAAACACTGGCCACTGAAATTCAAGGTGAAGGTTCACGAGCTGCCAGTGAAACGCATCGTGGTCGTGAAGAGTCGGTCAATGAATCAGATCGCGTCATCATCAGTGCTGCAATGAATGAACTTTTATCCTGGATAACAGAGATAAACATTGCTGATGCCAAGCCACCCACCTTTGAGTTTTACCAGGAAGAAGAAGCCAGGCAAGAATGGGTAAATGTACTTAAAGATGCGCGAGACTTTGTTGATATACCGGCACAGTTTGCACACGACCGTTTACAAATTCCAATGGCAAAAGAAGGTGAAGATGTATTGCCACGTACAAATGGTGCTTCACCTGCAGCACCTGAATTTACCAAGAGCAGCTGCCCGCACTGTGACTCCGACTTCAATAAAAAAGATGATCCAATTAATTCATTAACAGACCAGGCAATTGAACAGGCCGATGAGTTAATCGAAGGCATGGTTGATGAAGTTCGTGAACTACTATTTAGCTCCAACTCACTCGAAGAGTATCGTGATGGCCTGGTAAAAATTTACCCTAACATTACAGAAACCAAACTCGGTGAAATGACCAGCCTGGCATTAATGACTGGTTCACTACAAGGTACGGAGGATGCGGAATGATTATGTTCATTGACCTATTGCAGAATAAAGCTTTAATCAACCCGACTGATGTTTCATCTGTAGAGCCAGTGCCATATATAAAACTACCAAATAAAGATGGTTTTGTTGATGGTGTAGAAATCATCATGAAGACTGGTAAGAAATTTCTAATAGCGCTGGATTTTGATTTTGTAACTAGTGCTATTCAAGATGAGGAGAACACATAATGACTATTGATATTGCACTATGGAATATCCCTGTATTTATAACAGTTACGTCTATTGTGGCTGCATTTTTCTTTGTCAAAGAAGATAAGTCCAGTGGTTTTTTATCAGGTGTAAGTGCGGTATTTAGCTTGGGCTTAAACTTAATCGTGGCGTTAGTAATTTCATTACTGTCGTGGGTTGTTTACGCAATATTTTTTGGTGCCAGTTGATGCCATTAACAAAAACCCATTGCTCCATTTGTAAAAAATGGCTCACAAAAACATATTGGCCTGTTTCATCAACCCAAATATGGTGCAACAGAATTATATGCAGGTTATTTAGATGGTGGGCAGGCTTCGATTGGAAGAATTAAAGTTGAGTAACAAGAAATGAATTTTAACCCTGAAGATTATCGTAGCCTTAATAATGATGAATTAATCCAGGAAGGCGACGTGCAAAAAAATCTCGAAGAAGGCGCTTATTTTTTAATATCAACTAATGTTATTCATGGTTTAGTTATTGGATGTAGGGTCGGAATGGTTCGTGGTCAGTGGGCTGGATTTAACGACATACTCAGGAAATTATAACTATGCCAGAAATAGATGTTGGTAAAGTCCCTTTCAAAGAAGCCATTGATCACTTCCAAGGCAAACTAAAAATACCATCTCAGCATTGGGATGACATGCTCGGTGATGTTCATGCGAAAGCCTTCACGGTTGCTGGCGCCACTAAAGCTGATCTATTAACTGACTTCCACACAGCAGTAAATGATGCCATTAAAAATGGCACCACCATCACTGAATTCAGAAAGCAGTTTGATAAAACAGTGGCCAAGCATGGCTGGTCATACAAAGGTAAACGTGGCTGGCGTACTCGTGTAATTTATGACACCAATTTACGTACCGCACATGCCGCCGGTAAGTGGCAACAGTTCCAACGCTTAAAAGATCGCCGACCATTTTTACAATACTACACAGTGGGTGATGAACGTGTCCGACCAGAACACCGCCAATGGCATTTAATTACTTTACATATTGATGATGAATGGTGGATAACACACTATCCACCCAATGACTTCGGATGCCGTTGTGGTGCACGCCAACTTTCTTTACGACAAGTAAGAAAAGAAAAAATAGATATCTCTGGCCAAGCGCCAGCACTCGATCCAACTGAACGTATAAACATTGCTTCAGGTGAAATTTATGGTGAAGTTCCAAAAGGTATTGGTGTTGGTTGGAACTACAATGTTGGCAAAGCATGGCTAGGGCCAGATATCGCTTTTGGTGAAAAGATTATGGCCATGCCAAACTCACTAAGAACAGCAGCTTTGAACAACACAAAAGACCTGGCTCCGCACCTTGAAAAAACGTTCAGCCCGTGGGCAAATAAACTACTTACGCGGGAAAAAGCACTCGGTGAAATTAAGACCGTTGGCTACCTATCACCACGCATTGTTGATGAATTAATTCGCCGAAATCAGGCTCCAACAACAGCCGTGATCACCACCACTGATAGCGACATTATTAGCATGCTTCAAAACGCTACTGATATCCAAAATCTGCCAATCGACATGGTGCGCTCATTGCCTAATATCATTCAACAACCACAAGCCATATTGTGGGATAAAAGTCAGGCTGGGTTACTTTACATTTTCAATGCGCCCGATGGGGCAAACGATGTGAAAACCGCCCTCCGAGTAAACATCAAAACTATTAATAAAGCCGTTAATGTTGCAGCTCAAACCAACAGCTTAAAAGCAGGTAACCTGGTCGAATTACAAAGCCTGAAGGACAAGGAAATATACGATGTGCTGGATGGCCAGCTTCAATAA